TATGTTATTGATAGTAGTGACTTTGCAAGCTATACATTGTCTTCTCAGCTATACCTCTATTTCCCACAGGCAGGTACATATGTTATTGATAGTAGTGACTTTGCAAGCTACACGTTGTCTTATCAGCTATACCTCTACTTTAACACGACATCACTCACCAAGACAATCGTAGCAGCAGACTTTAATGGATTTGTACGACTTCCGAATGTTCGGATTGAAATGGGGCTTACCGAGACAGAAGTCAATAATATATTACTTGGGTTCTATGGAGCCTTCCCTTCTAAGACCAACACAGGAGGAACGATTGATCTTGCAGGAAATGGCAATGCAGCACCAAGTGGAACCTATCAGGCACGATGTCCACCCACAACAGGTAAAGAGGCTGCTTATGAGTTGCTGAATGATACATGTGGTGTGTCTTCTTACCACTGGGATTCAATTTTTGTAGAGGGAGGATTATAATGAGAAAATATGAGTTTGCTTAAAATGAGAATATAATGAAACGATTGCTGATAATTTTAACTTGTTTATTGTTTGGGGTTCTGTCCTACGGGCAATCAACTTTTCCTTTAGGGATAAAAGTAGGGACTAATGCTAATGTGATTACGTTAAAGAACATTATCACAGCAGCCGATGGCTCTTATGCTGTTGTTACAGCAGCAGGAGACACGGTTAATCCTTATATCCCGTCTACCATAAAGGCAACTTATACAGGGAGTGTTGACACAGCCAATCTTTCCAGCAGGATAGATTTGAAGTTGAGCATATCAGACACAGCAACAATGCTTGCAAATTATGCTCTCTTATCGGAAACAGGATCAGGAGATTTATCTGCCAGTGATACTGCTGCCATGCTTACTCCTTATATAAGAGAAGCAGAAGTTATTGCTTTGGGCTATATGGCTCTAACAGATACGGGAGCCATGCTCCTCCCTTACATACGTGAGGCAGAAGTTTTGTCCTATGGTTATATGGCAACAGACGACACGGCAGCTATGTTGGCTCCGTATGCCTTGTTATCAGAGGTGGGAGAGGCTACGGGTATCGCAGCATCAGATACCGCAGCGATGCTTTCTCCGTACATTAGAGCCGCTGAAGTCGCTGCAGGGTATGATGCTACCGGCACAGCAAGCGGATTGATAAGCACACATGAGAGCACATACAATCATAGTAATTTTGCCACAGCATTTGATTGGGGTGATCATGCCACTGCAGGTTATGAGCCTGGGCTGGGTAATCCGGCAGGAGATAATTACGTTTTATCATCAACCGCAGCCGGTGTTCGATCCTGGGTTGCACAAAGCGGAGGATCTTCAACGATTACAGACTTGGGAGCAACAGCATGGCGTGTATTTTATTCCAATGGGTCCGGAGAGGTCACAGAGCTTGCTCTTGGTGCTGATGGCACTTATTTAAGATCAAATGGTGTTTCTGCTGCTCCTACATTCAGTACTCCTTCAAGAACAGGTGATATGCTTGCTTCTGTATATGATACCGATGGTAATGATGTAGTAGATGAAGCTGAAACTGCTGCTACTGTTACAGGATTTTCACGTGGTTCTGGGAGCCTTGCATTGGTTGGGGATGATGGGATTACCTTAAACACTACAGCTACAACGTCTGTAACCTTACCTACAAGTGGAACATTAGCAACAACAAGTAATATTAACGATAGTCTTAATGCTCGTATAGGTGATGGAATAATCCTTTCTGATGTAGCTTTAATGCTTGATGATACAGCTTCAATGTTAGCTCCTTATGCTTTATTAAGCGAGGTTGGCACGGGAGACGTGTCTATAACAGACGTAAGAAGTGCGATTAATGATAGTTTAAATGTTCTTCGCCCTTTGTATCTTCCAATATCTGATACTGCATCGATGCTTGCTAACTATGCGCTTCTCTCAGAAGTTGGATCAGGAAGTGAGGTTACTATTACTACTGTTAGAGATGAGATAGCCGATAGTCTTAATGCAATAAGAATAGGCGCAATACAAGGGGTAGCCGTGGTAGATAGCAATCAGTATAAAGCAGGTGGATATGCTACTCCTACGTGGGTTGACACCCAAATTGCAGCAGTTGAAACGGGAACCGTTGACTCTTCTTTATATGTAACCGTAACAAGGCTTACAGATTCTCTTGCAACGGTAAGGAGTGAAATATCTTACCTTATTTCTATAATGGAGGATTACGGACTTGGGGACATAACACGCCCAACCATTATGAGTACTGAAATAGGTACGTATAACGATAGTATCCTATTAACAATTTGGTCAGAAAATTTACAACAAGATTCAATTCCACCTACATCTGCATTTTCCTTGACGGAAGACGGTAATACTTTTGGTATTGAGGCAATAACCATTAACGAAGATTCCTTGTTTATTGCCCTTGATTCTACCGGAACTTATGGTTCTGAATATAGATTATCATACACACCGGGAACTCCTGCACTGCAGGATAGCGCAGGGAATCCTGTAGCAGCATTCTCAAATAGGCTTATAACCAATAATTTTGAAGCACCCCCGGCAGGTGTACCTACATTCTTATCAGACGGTCATACCTACGCATGGCTTAAAGCAGAAGCAGAATATATGACTACTTATGAATCTTCTACAGCAATAACAAAATGGGCTGATGCAAGCGGAAATGGAAATGATTTTGTAACCTCAAGCTTCCAAGGATATGCCAGTAGAATTTGGGATGCTACAAATCAAGAAGTTCATATGATAGACACAATTGTAGAAGCAAGGCTGGAGAATTCAGTTGCTGGAGATTCGCTGGAAACATTAACTATTTTTATGGTAGTAAGGATAAACGGCTATATTGAAAGTAGTATGCTTATGGGGCTTAACCATAATCCAGGTGCGATGATAATGCAAGGAGGCTCCGCTAATGATATGGTGTTATATGCAGGTAATTGGGGTCTTGCAGTATATAATGTAGGTAGTGGGTATGGAATATTAACAGCAATTGTGAACACCACAAACTCATCACTTCAATGGAACGATTTAACTGCTTCGACAGGAGATGCGGGAAGTGTAACGTTTCAAGAGTTCTACTTAGGTAATTACACAAATTCAACATTATCAAGTTTTAAGGAAATTATAATAAGAGACAATGTTGCTACGGCTCAAGAGATAATTGATGTTAAGGCTTATCTTAATGAAAAATATGGATTAGGATTATGAAAAAGTTATTAATATTTATACTCATATTATTATCTGTTAAAGGATATAGTCAAACTGTTTACTATGTCGCTCCCACGGGTGGTAGTGATTTAAATGCAGGTACTAACATAAACGCACCATGGGCTACATGGCAAAAAGCGTTTAACACAGCAATGGCAGGAGACACTGTTTATTTCAGAGGAGGAGTATGGTCACCGACAACATTCGCACAAGGTAATGGAGTTACTGGAATAGATCCAAGAGGTGGTACTGGACATAACGGAGAACCCGGTAATAGGATACATTATTTTAATTATCCAGGAGAAACGCCTATTCTTGATTGTATTAACCTTACCGCTCCTTCAAGCGAACATTCTGTAAATAGTTATATCGTAGGTATTCAAATGTATGATACCCATTGGATTCATTTTAGAGGTCTTACAATAAGGAATGTTCTACAAAAAAGAAGGTTTGTATCAGCCAGGGGAATACTTGGGTGGCCATTTTCTAATATGATTTTTGAAAACATGCACGTTCATAATATTGGTGGGGAAGGTATCTATTCGGAGGTTGATGTTGGTTACTTTGAAGGGGAAAATTATGGATGGGATGGTTCTGGATATGTTCCTTATGATACTACTTTATTTTTAAATTGCGATTTTCATCATTGTGGAGATACACTTGAAACTAATGAGGGTAATACAGGAGACCCCGGAAATATGGGGGATGGTTTCAAGGTAATTAACGTGGGTGGGCACGTTACGTTTGATGGCTGTCGTGCCTGGGGATGTTCTGATGATGGTTTTGATGATGGGGGCTTTGGCGTTCATCGATTTTATAATTGTTGGTCTTTTGCCAATGGTGTTGATTTAACCACAGGAGCTATTATTGATGAATATGAAGGTAATGGGTTTAAATTTGGAGGAAATTCTAATGGAATAACTTATCCAGTTAAAATACTTAAAAATTGTATTGCTGCTTACAATAGGGAATGTGGGCTTTTTGTACTTGAATACTTTGGATATGATAGAACAAGAGCAAGGATATATAATGTTACATCATATAGAAATGGGAATAACATTACAATAAGTTACAATGAGGGATGGGCTGATTCTGAAAATATATTTAGAAATGTGATTACATACGGAGCAAGAAGAAATGACGCTGGAGGTAGACCCTATGAGGTAGATGCACAAACTGTTTATACTATCTCTAACAGCACCTTTTACTATACAATGTATGGAAGTCTTGCGAGATGGGATTGGAACTCTAATTATCCAATTTCGGATAACGATTTTATTGAAACAAGTTTTGCTCAATGTATGTCACAAATGACAGCACCAAGGAAATCAGATCATTCACTACCTGATATTACATTCTTAAAGCTTAAGGAAACAAGTCCTTTAAAGGGGGCTGGAATACAGATACCAATAGAGGACAATTCAGGAACTACATTAACATTTGAAGGCTCAGCACCAGACATTGGATATATGAATACAGCGGAGTATACAGAGCCACCAGTTCCAACTTATAGCGACAAAGTAGGCACGCTTAATAGCAAACTTGTTATTTCTAACGGAAAAATAATCATTGTAAAATGAAAAATACACTAACCATATTATTGACATTTGTTTCGATTTCATTATTCAGTCAGAATCTAATAAGATCAGGTAATTCATTTTTAATAAGCGGAAATAGGTTTTTGACTTCTGATGCAGTTACACCTATCATTCCTGTTGATCCTCCTGTTTCAACTCAAATTATAGCTGACCATACCGTGGTTGATAAGTATGATCAGATACCTCTTCAATATATAAATGAAGTCAAAAAGATGTGGTTGTCATATGCTGGAGAATCACATACACAGGCAATTAGAGATGGGTTGTCAGCCTTAGTGCAAATTGATAATAAATTTGCAGTTAATATAACAGAGTCTGGCACTCCTGAAGCGCAAACATCAAATCATTTAAGGACGAGCAGAGCGACATGGGGTGACATAGATAATGCAACAGGGTGGATTTATGGTTATGGAGAAGAAGATTGGTGCGCTTCAGGATATGGTCCATCATATGCATTAAATGAATCGGCGGTTGCACGAACTATTGCTGGAATTTCATATTGCAATTCGAATAGTTTAACAATTTCAGCGTTTGGATTTGGGTGGTGTTATGATCCGGGTTATAACTTGACTGCTATTTATATTATAGCAACTAAAGAGTATATTGATTATTGTTCAACTAATAGTATAAATACAACGGTATTTTTCACAACTGGTCCAATAGACAGCGATTTAACACAAATGGCTGCTTCCTCAGAAGAGGCTTATGATAATAGTCGTAGGTGGCAAACTATACGAGATACTGTTGCTTTAGATAAGACAAGGGTGTTATTTGACTATGCAGACATACTGTCTCACAATGATGTCGGGATACTACAAACGCAAACGTGGGATGGTCATACTTACCCTGTTATACATTCTAACAATCTTGGAGGTACAGCTACTGGACATATAGGGTCGGTTGGAGCATTGAGACTTGCCAAAGCCATGTGGTGGATGCTTGCAAGAATAGCAGGATGGGATGGTACAATAGAATAAAAATTATACTACGATGAAAATATTACTTAACATTTTGGGCATAGCAATTTACTTCCTTAATCGGTTTAATAATCGGAAGGACAAGAAGGCTTTTTCATTTCCTTTTTGGGTGAAAGATAATTGGGCTGAACTATTAATGATAGCCTTGATAGATGTGTCGGTAGTGTTGCTTCTGCTGTCTAATGATGTAAGTATTGATATTGCTCAATTTATCCCTTCATGGCTTGTAACACCAGGAGACTTAACTTTATATTGGATAGTAGGACTTGGTTTATCTTCTCTTGTCTATAATGCCATCAAGAGAAAAACATCAGTAACGAATAAAAACAATTACCAATGAGTACAAAAATAGATGTAGTAACAGCCTTAGAGTATTCAAGCAGGATAGCAGATGCTTTAACAGCACCCTCTATTGAACACCCTGTCTGTCTTCTTGCACGAGACACGACATCAGGGGAGAGTACGCTGTATGTGTACCCACAGGTTACTCCTATTGAGGTTGATTACTTACGTGCCCCGACAACTCCTTTCTTGGACTACTATGTGAATGATACGACAGGTGTTGTTACTTATCTTGAGGAAGGAGACACGGATATAGCTCTCCCTTCAGGGTGTACTTATAGAGACGGGACGGCAGGCCCTGATACGATAGCTACTTCTCTCACAGTAGATTTTGAGTTTGGGGATGACGATAAGAATGCACTGCTGAATATCTTTGCAAGCAAACTTGGTCTTCAGTTAAGAGATGCTGATGTTGTGCAGTATGCCAATAACGAACAACTTAAAGAACGTAACGTATGACAAAAGCAGAGATAAGATCGTTGGTTAAGAACCTGCTCCCGAAAGAGGATAATACGGGCAAGTATCACAGTGGGGTTATAGATGCTGCTATTGAGACAGTGATGAACCAAATATTCTACGATGTGTTTGCCCGTACGCCACTTGACCTTGATAACTACACACGGGAGTTAGGAGGAGCAGGGACACCTATTACAGTCTCTCTTAATAGCAATACAGGGGTTTATTACTCAACGATTCCTTACAACTATGTTCCCTTACCGGACAAAGCAAGTGGAATAAGAAGAGTGTATCAGATAGCCGATGGAGCAGTAGCCTTTTATCCTATGTCACGAAGAGAGGTTGACCATGCAAGGGGAGGTAGTTACTTCTCACAAGCATCAGATAAGATAGGGTATATTGTCAGGGGAAGCACTATTGAGTATTATAAGATGGATTCCACTACGGCTTCAGCAGGTGTCCGTATGGACATTTTAATGTCTTTCAGGTCTTATCTTGACACGGACAAAGTATTGTTCCCTCTCGGAAGGGAGAATGACGTAATCAAAGGAGCATTGGAGATGATGGGTGTTATTCCCCCGAAAGACCTATCAGACGATAATAACGATATAATACCACGAAACAATGGCTGAAACAGCAGGAGTAATAGGCATACGACAGGTAGTAGATAACTTTATCTTCAAGTATAAGCTACCATCCGATGATGCAAGTTTGTATTTTGAACACGCCTGTAACTGTTACCGTAACCTACGGGTTAAACATGGTAGCGGAGTAACGACAGAGGAAGTGACAGTAGATGCTAATGGCATTATTACTATGCCTTCTTCCCTTATCAGCTTTATAAGGCTTGGAGTATATCGTAACGATGAGTTATGGTCTTTTACAGAGAGACCGCTAATGGACAGGACAGTGGACTCCCCTGCTAATCCTCCTGCGATATTAGACAACCTTAAAGCATCGTATGGAGCAAAGGGAGCCGTTAACAAATACTACTATGCAATAGATTGGGATGGTAGAAGGATTTTCTGTGAAGGGATATGTAGTGATACCGCTATTATTCAGTATGTAGGTTCAGGGATTGATACCACAGCAGATACTCTTATCCCTGAGTTAGCAGTAGATGTTATTGAGGCATACCTGTTGTGGAAGAAAGGGTTTTGGGATGGCTCTACAAGGGGGGTGATGGCTGACAGGAAGCAAGACTATAACGAGCAGGTTGAAGAATACAGAAGCGTAGTTTTCTCCTTAACGGAAGATCAGCTACTGGATATAATTTGGGGAACATCAACACAGGGGCCTAAAAGGTAAGATATGGTGAAAAGAAAGCAACAGATAATATTTGCAGGGTCGGGTCTTAACAGTGATAACTCACATGAGTTTTTTCCTGTAGGAGATAGCTACGCAAATATATCAGATGGAACGGGTAGGCGTAACGTTATCCCTTCTCCTGCTGATTCCGATGTGTTAACAGTAGCATTGGGAAACGAGCATATAGACGATACTTTTGTTCACAGTAACTACATACGTAACCTCAAAACATTAGGGTCTTGTGAAGACACCGAGAACGATAAGATATACTACTTTGTATTAGGAGATACTGTTACACAAACGACACGATACCTTAATTCCATTATTGAGTTTGACCCTGTTGCTGAGACTTTCACTAAAGTGTTGTTTGATGAGTCAGCTTTAGAGTTTGACCCTGATGAATATATTAAAGATGCTAGGTTTGTTGATGGATGGATTTACTATAATGGTTTCTCTTATGGGCCTAAAAAAGTAAACATCACTTTAGCTAAGAACTACACTGCTTTATCCGCATGGGTTAGCGGAGGTACTTATGTCATAGGGAATATCGTAAGGGTGGATGATGGTAGAACATACATTGCTATCACCGACCATGACAGTGAAACAACAGATCCAAGGTCAGACGTTACTAATTGGGAGCAGCATACTCTGTATTGTTACCCCTACGACTCCTCAGACGGCCTACAAGCGATTATCTTCAGTTGGATGAACATTCCCCCCACTGAGAAGATATCGTTCCTCTACGGCTCTGATACGGCCCGATATGTGAACAATGTAAGAGGGAAGCTGTTCCAGTTCGCTTACCGGTATAAGTACAGGTATCATGGTTATTCAAGAACTGCTCCTATATCTGACATTTCCTTACCGGAAGATGATGAGTCTATAGACGGAGAAATAACTAATGATATTACTTTTAATAACTACATAGAGCTTAATGTTAGTAATGCTGATTATGGTTCGGTAGAGTATGCAGAGATATTTGTCCGAGAAGGGAATGATGGTGTATGGAAGTATGTTGACAAACTTGATGTTGGGATAACGGATTATGACTTTTATAATGATAAGAGCTATGAGGTTGTTGACGACACGATGATAAATACAATCGCAGATTCCCTTCCAAGACAGATAAACAGTATAGAGTTCTTGTCGGAGAACGTAATGGCCTTAGGGGGAGTGACAGAAGGGTTTGATAATCCAGACATTAATGTTTCCTTAACGGCATCTACGGAAGAAGTAGCCTTAACAACGGCAGGGGCAGGAACGGCAGAACAAACCGTTGGTGATTTATTTTGGCAGGAGAACTCAGGGATTTTGTACAATGAGGTAGAGACAAGCACATTTACTCCTGAAGCAGCGCAGGCATCATATTATGTTCGTATTACCCTTCAGAAAAAGAACCCTGCCGCTACTGTTACAATAGATGGAGCATTAGAGGCTACTGATGTAGATACTGCTGCTCACTTCATGGCTAAGTGTTTGGATTTAATAGGAGCAGACCCCCAGACAACTTTTACGTCAGGGAATGGTTCTGTAGGGGGATTATTTGTTACAAGTAATAACTTTTGGGTAGGGACAACAAAAGACAATTTTGATACTTTGTTGGCTGCGGGGATTGTTACCTACGGAGAAGATACATCAACTCCTCCAAAGTTTACGGGTTTTAAGACAGGTGCAGACCATCCTTTTGCTTTAGTATATTTTGATGAAGACATGAGAGTATCTTCTGCTCTCACCAATGATGATTGTAGTGTGTATGTTCCTACTATGCCCGAAATGGGAGTAGCTGAAACAGAGACTGTTTATACTTTCCGTTCAAGGATAACATGGGCGATATCGCACGAAGCACCATCATGGGCTAAGTATTACCAATGGTTCTATGCAGGGAATAGTTCTATTAGCACCTTTTGGCAATACGTCTTAGACGCATCGGCAGGGGCATCTGATAGCGGAGGTTATACCTTATTGGAAATATCACCATTACAAAACCATCAGACTATTTATCCTTTAAGCAGGGTAGAGCCTTATGAGTGGGTTAAGGGGGATAGGGTGCGGGTTTTGACTGTTGCGGCATCGGGTTCAGAGTATGGTGCTATGGTGACAGTTCTTTCAGACCTTGAGATAATAGCTTATGACGATACGGCTAAAACATTAACTGTTCAATATGATGCTACTACGAATACATGGTCTGCTGATAACGGATCGTTAATTGAGATATATAGACCGAAAACATCGCCTACTGAGGTTTATTATGCTCTTAGCCCTATTTATGATATAGAGGAAAGTAGCGGCTCTTATTATCACATGGGAGGCACACAAGATCAAACAGGGGCACAGGATGCAGAAGGTGCTTTTGAAGCTGGTGATGTGTACTTTATTGGCAGGGCTTTCTCAGAAGGGATAGGCGGAGCAAGTGCAAGTAAATTATTCCTTGTAGAGACACCTTCTTATTCAGATTTTTATGAGAGCGATAGTTATCATTATGGCAAGATAAACGTAGAGTCTAACATAGGAGAGGTTAGCCTGCATAATATAAGGTGGAGTAATCGTTACCTTCAGGAAACTTCCATTAACGGCCTATCTACATTTGATGCTCTGGATTATGTTACTCTTCCTGAAAAGAATGGAGACATACAGAGGATTGTTCAAGTGGGTAATACCTTAAAGGTTTATCAAGACGACAGGACAAGTTCTGTGTGGGTAGGGCGTACAGAGTACGTAGATACAACGGGAAGTAGCAATGTAGCCTTCTCAGATAAGATGTTAGGCTCTTCTAACGAGCAAGTGGTCGAATATGGTACTATCAACCCAGAGTCCGTTACACGTAACGAGAGGTATGTCTATGGGATTGATTTGTTACATGGTGTCTTTTGGAGAGATAGTGCAAACGGATTGTTCCCTATATCGGGTAAGTTTGTTAGCCCTGAAGGACAAATGGACTATGCCATGTCTGAGTGGTTTAAAACAAAATGTGAAACGCTTATTGCGAATGGAAGAGGCAGTATAAAAGTTATCACCGGATGGGATGACTATTTACGGTTACTGTACGTAACTTTCCTTGACGGAACAGATAGTGATAATAATGAAACCATTGCTTTCCATGAACCATCAAACAGGTGGTATGCTTTCTTTGACTTAGAGAAGACAGCAAATACACCAGACTTTCTTATATCTAAATCACTATCTCCTGCTATCATAAGAAATATAGAGGGAGATAACCTTGTAGCATCTTCAGGTACTACCATCTTAGAGATAACGGCTATTGATGGATTAGATGTAACTCTTAACTACTTACCTGATGAGTTGATTAACAGCAATCTTCAGTGGTATATGCAGTCTTTGGATAATGCTGACTATAATGTTGCAGACCCTTCTTTTGATGGAGACTATATCCTTCAAACAAAAGTAACTGCTATCAATGTAGCTACTAAAACGATTACTGTTTCTTCGATAAGCGGAGCGTCTACCTCCTTTACGGTAGGTAAACAAGTAATGTTTTATTCTCCATTCGCGAATTACGAATTTGTGGGAGATCAGACAACAGAAGGTATTATCACTCCTGATGCTTTAGTGGCATGGAGAGACTTCTATACACAGGCAGGGCCAGTATGGTATGATAGCAGTAACGCAAGATATGTGCTACTGCTTAATGCACGAGGAACAGGATTTCAGGTAGGGGTTGCTTATAGCACAGACCTTGAGACATGGACTATCGGGAATAGCGATGCTCCCGTTATCACCAACTCAGATCATGCTAACTTTGCTAATCAGGTGTATGCTTCGGGTAATCCTATTGAGTTAGATAACGGCAACTTAGGGATTCTCCTTACAGGCTATGATTCCTTTAATGATAAACATATTCATTATGCTGAAGTAACAAAAGACTTAGCCACTATAACAATCAACGGAACACCCCTAATAGCATCTACTGATTATACGGCTCCTTCGTTTTGTTATTTTGAGTCACAGTATCATTTGATATGTGATGCAAGAACTTCCCCTTTAGAGAACTCCGTAGTAGCACACTATGTTTCTGATACTATTGATAGCGGATATACCCTGCTTACCAATGTAGTGGGTAGTGAGTATAATGCTAATGACTCTGCGTGGCTTGAAGGGTGGAACGACAACTCTGTTATCTTCGTGGAGGAAGGTGATCTATACGCTTTAGTATCAGGACAGGCACGGTACAGGATGTCAGGAGTACGGGGGAACCGTGTAACGGGATTAATGAGGTATGATAATGATGCAGGCACTTGGAGTGTTGCTAATAGGTTTGCTCCTGAGATTATCTTCCCTATGTATTTCTATAATATAGCAAGCGAAGACTATGATTGGGCAGGAGGTCACATAGGAGGATATCTTTCTTTCCTTAAAACAGGAGGTGAGTGTTATCTGTTCTTATCTTTCCTATATATAGCACATACGTATCAGTTCTCAGTAGTTAAGTTAGTAGATAATACTGCTGATATAGATTCAACAGCAATTGTTCCCACAGCAGAATGCTTTACCTCTTATAAGAAGAAGTTTTATGCTTTCCATCAAGGGGAAATATATAAGCAGAATAGTTTAACTGCTAACAGAGCAACGTTCTTTGGAGTGAAGCATGATGTGTATGTGGACTTTATCTTTAATGAAGTACCTGAAGAGGTGAAGGTCTTAGATGCTATCACTATCCATACTAACGGAGACTGGTCTGTTGATGAAGTGGATATTCCTGCCAATGGTAACTATCCTGACGGCATGACAAGCCTTATCCCTTCAGGGTTATTTGAAAAGAGAGAAGGTAAGTTAACTGCTGCTTTCTTACGTAATAGGAAGACTACTTCATCTGTGGCTTCTGTCCTTGATTTAATCAACGGAGAAGCACTAAGAGGACAAGCAGTATATATTAAGTTAAAGAATACAGATACCGATGCAGTTCGTCTGTTCAAGGTAGATATAGAATACTCAATAAGTAAAGTGTAGCAATATAAGTATCTTTGTAAAAACAAATGGAATATGGAGCCGATTACAACAGCGTTACTAATAGGATCAGCCGTAAAAGGAGCAGTGGGTCTTGCTAAGGGTATCTTTGGTGCTTCTAAGGCAAGTAAGGCTCGTAAGGAGCAAAAGTCTCTTTGGGACAATAGACCCACTTATGAAAGACCTGAAGAGGTAAACGAGATGCTTGACCTTTACAGGCAGTCAGCAGCACGAACACAACTCCCTGGTCAAGACCTTATGGAAGAGAAGATAGGTTCAGCTACTGCTTTCGGAGCAAGGTCAGCAGAGAGGTTTGCCCCAAGCAGCACAGCAGCCCTTGGAGCCGTTACTGACCTGTATGGGAGAGAGCAGAACGCAGTAAGGGACTTGGGTATTCAGTTTGCACAGTATAAAGCTGCACAGGAGGCACAGCTTGCAAGAGGTCTTCAGGTAGGGGCTCAGTATTCAGATCAGGAGTTCCAATATAACAAACAGCAGCCATGGGATATCAGGATGAATGAAGCAAGTAGTCAGAGGCAGGCAGGAGCAGCTAATTTCTGGGAGGGATTGCAGGGAGTAGGTTCAGCCGCCATGGACTTTGTGGGTACTAAGTATGCTGCTAATGCTTTCGGGGGAGGAGGCTTTGGTGGAGCAGGGGGAGGAACACCTGTTGCCTATCAAGGAGCGACACCACTACCGTATCAGTTAAACCCGAACATGGCATTAAACAATACCCTTACAGGCATGAGGGGCACACCTAAAACTTATTAACGATGGCATTAGGACAACCACTCTATACAGGCAAAGATACAGGCATAAGGCTTCCCGACACAGGGGAGTTAGAGAGGGCTTCTAATAGGCTATCTGATCGTGTCCTTGGTGCTGAACAATTCAAATATACCGAGAAGAAGAAAGGTGAGAAAGAGTTTCTTCAGGCATTGCAGGTTGACCCTGCTGTCCTTATCGGAGACCATACAAGAAAGATACAGGCTAAACTCTTAGAAGAGTATAACCAGAAGTATGCTAAGAAATATGCTGACAGGGGAGGTGAACTCACCATGGAAGACAAGATAGAGATGCAGAGGGATAAAGATATCCTCACCTCTACACAGAGTTCCATGATGGCAGATCAGGAGAGATACCTCAAAGATATGTATGCTATACAGTCTGATGTAACGGGGAAGTATGATAAAGAGAGATGGGCTGAAGCCAGTGATGACTTCATGCAGACAGGTAAATATCCTATTGCTGCCTTAGAGGTTAATCCTGTTGACCCAAGAGTAGTCTTTAAGAACAATAGAAGGAATAAAGGTCGTACAGCGTACACCACAGAAGAACAGGTTACTGTTGGAGGCAAACCCATGATGAGGTCTGTTGAGTATAGCATGAGTGAACAGGAGGCGAGAGAAGTAGCTGAAGCAGAGATAATGAATGACGAGGCTATGCTTAAGTGGTCTATAAAGAACTTTAATGAGTTGCCTGAAAGTGAGAAAGTGAAGTATCTCGATGCTGATGGTGATGGGAAGGTTAGTGATAGTGAAAGAGCAGCAAAGTCAGCCCCTGTACGGGCAGGTAATCCTATCATGCAATGGGCGGTAGATAATTCATGGCAGAGTCTTGTTGTGGCAGAGCCTATGGCTACTAAGGGTATCGCTCAGGGGTCAGCAGGAGGAACAGATGCAGCTAAGGGAGTAGCCTCTTTTGGGTCTGACAAGTACGTTGTTCCTGAGAAGAGTAAGCAGCCCGTTACGATAGGAGATACTACCTTTTCTTCGTACTATAACTTTTCTGATATATCGGCTAAGAAAATACCTATCCCGACAGATGCTACCTTCCTGACAAGCTATGGAGAGCAGCCTGTAACATCACCGAAGAATGTTAGTGCTTATATTGTAGGATATGATGAGATAAGAGATGTTTATATCTTAACGTTACCTAAAGACCCTGAGTTGGGGGCATGGTATGTATCATCAAACGTAGCTGTTCCTGCAAATAAGATGGACAACTATTTATCCTTGAAGGTAAAAACTTCTGATGGTGTTAAAACAATAGCAGAGATAAGGGCACAAGGAGGAAACGCAGAAGAAACAGATATTGGAATATGAACGAGAAATTAGATAAAATATACAAGTATCTGCAATCGCAGAATATTAAAAACCTTCCTGATTCATACGAAGGATTTGAAGACTTAATGTATGATGAAGAGAAAGCAGGGAAGATACATCAGTTTCTTTTAACGAAAGGGATTAAGAATGTTGACGAAGACTTTGATTCCTTTAAGGGATATGTAGGGTTAAAAAAAAAAGAAGAAATTGGTGGGCTTTTGGATGTTGCAAAAGGTGGAGAAGAAAGCGAGACTTATCTTCCAAAAGACACAGTCTCTGGCGAAGGCTTACCAGAAGCAGCATTACAATTAACATCTGAGGAGGCTGCTGAAGCACCACCCGTTTCAACTAAGCCTATATCCTTCGAGGAAACATTACCTGAAGATTACACCCTACGTAGTTTATCCAAAAGCGGACAACGCACCACGGAGTTCTACAAGCAAGAGATTGCTTCGTTAGAAAACGAGCTAACCACCAAAGCACAGGAGATAGCACAGACCGCAGAGACACAGGAAGAGTTCGATATTGAGATAGCAAAATTAACAGAGGATGTGCAAGGTAGAGCAGAGAAGCTACCTGACGAGATAGAGTCCTTCAAATACCTTGATCCAAAAGATGCAAACACAATAGAAGAAGAGGTTGCTACAATCATGCAAGCCCCAGACTTAGATTTTCAGGGCAAAAACGAGGCCTTAGAGCGACTTACTTCTCTTTTTGTATCACAAGTACCACCTGACACCCAACAGCCCCTTAGAGGTGAAATAAACCGTGTTATAGCAAAAGAGGCTATGACTAAAGGAAGCCGTATTACTCCTTTTGCTGCGAAGACAGAGGCATTAAAGATGCAACAGGAGATAAGGGAGGATAATGAAGCTCTCTTAAGGGAGTGGGCGAGGCTATTCAATAAAAAAGATAAAGAGAAGACCGATGCTGAGAAACAGCGTGAGAAAGATTTGTACCGTCAAACACAAATGTACACACAGGCATTAAGGCTTACGGATAAGATACTAAGACTGCCTGATGACGAAGGGTCTTTCTTTGAGGGGTTAAAAGCACCGTGGCAAGACGGGACAGTACAAAGTCTTGGGATATCTGATGTGACAGATGCCGCTATGCAGTTAAAGGCAAGCAAGAGGGTTGGTCGGTTAGAGGATACGGATGCTGACAGGGCTGTTTTAAGTGCCTTGGGGTTATATCAGATAGGGCAGCAGGATATAGGTGATTGGTATAGAAGAGGAGAGATGTTATCTGATGTCCTTCCTTTCATGGCTCAATTTGCTGCCTCATCGGGATTGGTATCGGCAGGGTCTGCTACTGCTAAGAAAGCAGCCACGGAGGCCGTTAAGAAGACACTTGCGAAGAAAGCTGCTGAGTTTACTCTTAAGACAACTAAGCAAGCAGCCATACGAACACCCCTCCTTACGGCAGGATATCAGAGAGCCTTGGAAGGGATGAGAGGGCAGCCAACCTTTGATGCTGAGACAGGAACGTTCGTTATAGACGAAACGACACAAGAAAGCATTGTAGAGGGTATTGCTAAAGGAGCCTTTACTAACTTCACAGAAGCCTTCTTTGAGAGTGGTGGTGAGGCAGTAGGTAAGGGTGTCAACATGATAGCAAAGAGGATGGGCGTGACTCTTCCGAAAGCAGCTCCTTGGATGAGGCAGGTGAAAGACAAAGTCGCTTTTAACGGTTTCCTTGGGGAATTTATTGAAGAGCTGCCCACAGAGTTCTTCCAAAGTCTTGTGGTGGAAGGCAATTCTTTTAAAGAGGCTTTTAGGTCCACGAAGGAAGCAGTGCCTGATATTTTGTTTACGACTGCCGTTATCTCAGGGGGTTTTGGTGCAGTGTCTGCTCCTGGTTCTATTGCAAGGGCAAAGAAGGAGAATAGATTAGTGGCACAAATAGGGAAAGAGTCTTTTGGAAAGATAGATGAGGCTGTACGTGGTGGGAACAGGGATGCCGTTATGGAGGCTATGGGTGCTGTATGGGAAGGTCTTTCCCCTGAACAGAGGACAGAGCAAGCCGCCAAGGATATACTCTCTTATACGGGAGAATCCGTTTATGAGGCTGTGGCTACCGTTACACAGCAAGGGATGACGGAAGATGTTAACAAGGAGTTGGAGTCTCAGGGATTAGAACCTGTACAAGCAACGCTTCCCTTTGAAGAGACAGTAACAGAAGAGGTCGCTGAACCAACTACCGAAGAAACATCGGTTGTTCAACAGGAGCCAAAAGTCGGAGAAGAAGTAGTCCAAAAGACGGAACAGATGCCCACGTTAAAAGAAATCGAAGAAGTAGAAGATAAATATACAAAGGAGATAGACGAATATGACGCCAAGATAGCTAAAGACGTTACTGGCAGGGACAACTTAACGGAGGATGAGGTTACGGACGTTATAGTTGATTTAATAAGGAGGGGGCAGTATAAGGAACCCACTGATTTGTATGAAAAAAGGGATAAGCCATTTAATATGGTGGTTAGTGCAATACAAAGCTCTGTTGGATCAGCTATGGGTAAGTTGGATTCACAGGGTGTTTTAAGTGTGTTAGGGCTTTCTCGTAGAGACACGCCATCTTCTTTAAGAGGCAAATGGCTTGAAAATCTTGGAAAAAAGATAACATTGCAAGACAAAAAGTTATCTAATTCTTTACAAAGGGCTATAGGTATAGAACTTGCCGAAAGCCGTGGGTTAGATTTTGATGGTATAATGGGGTCGGCAAGTGGATTATCCCCAAAACAAAAACAATCATTTTTAGGTGAGGTAAACAATATTGCAAAAAGGGTAGTAGATGGTATTGTAGACATAGTCAACAAGACAGCTAAAGCTGAAACAGCAGGTGAAGGACAAACCGTGGTCGAAGGAGAAGAAGATGGCGTACGTGTACGGGACGATGAGAAGCAAAGCGAACTGGAAACCGAAGGGGGAGAAGTAACCGTCAAGGGAGAAGATGGCAAGGTTCGTGTTATTGTAGCTCCTTTTTACTCTACTAAGGTAAACTCAATAGAAGATGCCCGTTCTTTACGTGAAAGTGGTGCTTATCAAAAACACCAACAACAAATAAAGGATGTTGCTAAGGAGATGGGCGTTTCCATTGCTTCTACGTCTGAAAATATAGGAGGGTTTGTTAACGAGCAAGGAGAGAAGATTATAGAGGTGTCTAACACCGTTGAGGTTGACGGGACTATTGAGCAAGCAGAGGAACTTGCTGCTGTAATGGGAGCGTTAACTCCCGAAGTGCAGGAGGCTACTATAGCTGCTGCTTATGTGGAACCGGGGTCTCCTTCTCATAATGTTGATGAGTTGACACTAAAAGTGTCTGATGTTAATGAGGCAATTAACGCCCTTAAGGAAGCCGACCTGTATGACTTCACTATTAACGAAACAGACCAAACTGTTTCTTTTTTAGACTTTTCTCAGGGAGAGGATTTGGAATTGAAGAATAAAATTAATAAGTTTGTAGAAGAATTAAATAAAAAAGGAGTTAATTATGAAGCGCAAGGAAGAAAAGCCGTTGACTCAAGGTACATTGACCCAGCAAGGAGAAGCGACATTTTACGATCAATTAAAGAAGATGCCGTACGACAAAAGCAAGGTGGGCCAGTCTTTCGTAGTATTATCTCCGAAGCGATCAAGAGGGAGCAATCCTTCAGGGGTGAAGAAGTAGCAGAGCCCACATCACCCAAGTTAGCCACAGCCCTTAGAACAGCAGCAGAGAAGCTAAGGGAGGGTAAGATAAACAAGCCTGATGTCCTTCGGGCAGGAACAGGATTTGATGCTGCGTGGGATGCTGCTATTGAAGCTATGGCGTTAGCCCTTGAAGGAGCAGCAACGGTAACAGAGGCAGTAGCCAAAGGTATGGCTGCCATAAGAGATTCTGAGTGGTATAAGAACCTTACAGAAGAAGAAAAGGTTGAACAAGGTGAGACTATCGAGTCTTCCTTCAAGGAACAATTAGATTCTCTCGTTTCAGAGGGATTAGAAGGCACAGGAGAGACGATCACCCCTGAGAAGGGTAAAGATACCACTGAGGGTAAAAAGTCTCTTAAAACAGAGAAAACAGCCCCAAAACAAGAAAAGGGTGCGGATACCAAAGTAAGGGGTGCGCAGAAAGAAGGAGGAAGCCTCCGTAAAGGAGAGACGCCTGTTCAACAAACCCTTGATGAGATAGTAGACGAGAATAAAGAAGTTTATCAGGTACAGCACTTTGCTGATGCTATAGAGAAAGCTAAGGCTTATATTGATAAGGTTGGGGTAGAAGCAGCGACTACAGAGTTAATCGCCAATGAGGGTGTTGACCCGATACAACAGGCAGCGAGACTGGTGTTGATAGACTTCCATGTAAGGACAATGGCTAACTCTACATCAGAGAAAGCAATCAATAATGCTAAAGCAGCAGTGACAGCTCTACAACAGACAGCAGCAAGGGTTGGCACAAGGGCAGGGCAGTCTTCTGCTATGATGGCTATGTGGAGCGTTATGCAACCAGCAGGATTGTTAGAGTATGTCCGCAGGAGGTTAGATGATGCTAATAAGAAAGTCCTTGAAGAGATACCGTTAGGAGAAGTGTCTATGGATGATGCCATGGATATAGTACAGAACGTAAAAGGAGAGATGGAGCGTACTATCGTTGAAGAGTTGCTTCAGAATAAGCCCTTACAGGATGCGTTGGCCAAAGTGGGTAAAGCAATGCCCCGCAAGCCCATTACTAAGAAGATGACTCTCTCCAAAGAGAAAGCAAGGGAGATACGGGCAGAGAGAATGGGTATCAAGAAAGAACTCAGGGCAGAGGCTGTGAAGTTAGCTAAAGGAGGAAACCTACCAGCATCACTTATTCCCCTTCCGATAAACGAGAGGATAGTTTCTCTTACAGGCAAACTATTAGCATCATACGGAAAAGAAGTTTACTATACAATGTCTGACATAGTAGAGAGACTACGCAACGACCTTAAAGAAGCAGGGTTCAAAGTAACAGATGCAGACATAGACACTATCCTTTCTCAGCGTACAGGAGAGAGCAATGAGACATGGCGTAGCAGAATAATAGAGGCAGAGACAAGAAGGGCTGTAAGGCAGGCTATGGCTGATGCTAAATTAAGGATAGAAGACATTATCAAAGAGCATTATTCTGTGGTGGACAGAGCAGGCAGAACCCTTGCACAGAAGTTAGTTGACGAAGGAGGTCTGACCATGGCTTCCGCTAAGGAGATAGAGACAAGGGTGCTGAAAGAGTTTGATAGGTTGGTACGTGAGAAGTCCGAGAAACAATTACGTAAGAGGCTGGGTCTTGAAGAGAAGCCTGAGGATACAAGGGCTGACACCAAGAAGAAAAAGAATGTCATTGATAAGATGATAGAACTCCTTAACATGGGAGCCGTTAACAACCAGGAGTTCAGGGATGCGTATGCAGAGAAGTTCGGATTAGCAAAGCCTATGACAGCAGAACAGTCGAAAGAGTTAATAAGGCTTGCGGATATTGTACAGCAGACAAGGGGGATGGGTAGTCTCCATGTAGATGCTGTCAGGGACATGACCTCTTTTATCTATGAGCTAATGCCACAGAGTAAAAGAAGTGAGGTAATGGAGGAATGGATGGCCTTAGCTTATGCCTCTATGCTGTCTGGTATAAGTACGTCAATCATTAATATGCATAGTGCTTACACCAACGTAGTGACAAGCCCTCTGCGTGACATAATGAATCCTGAGTATTGGGCTTTAGCCGTTAAGACAATGGTTAAAGGAAAGAAATATACTATCGAAGTAGATGGCAAGACAATAACCAAAAAAGAAAGACCCGATATCTTTAACCCTTTTGGGAAGATGTTTTATATTCCCCTTTTGTGGGGAACAAGGTACGGAGGAACAGCCTTTAGGGAAACAATGGTTAAGGGAGCGTTGGATAGTAAGTACATAGAAAAACTTGGGAACACGGGTGGTTTTAAGGTATCTTTCCTTGAAAGAAAGAGGTTTGGAGACAAGGCATTCAGGCCAATGAAGATTACCTTTAAGGGAGGCAAGACCGTTACCGTGAACAACCCTAAAGAGTATGCTAAGTACGTGGGTCGTTTCCTTGCTGCTCAGGACAGGCTTATGTTTAACGGCTCCTTCGAGATGGAGGTTGTTAAGATACTAAGAGACAAACTTAAAAGACCTGACCTTAAAGGGAAAGCATTAACAGATGCTGTCATGGAACAGTATATGTCCATGAGGCTTAACACTGAGGTTATAGACCAGCAGACAGACGTTGAGATAGCTAAGTGGGAGCAGATAACAGGTAAGAAGGCTACTCCACTCCAAAGAAGGATAAAGAGACGTGAGCTAATGTTAGAGGAGCTTAAATTGACTCCCGAAGAGAAGATGGAGGCAGAGAACCTTGCTCGCAGTAACATCTTTACTGATGAAAGGAATGGTTTAATGTCTAAACTGATAGTTGACCTTGTAGGAGGCTTAACAAGCAAGTCTAAGGTAATGGCCTTAGGAATGTTCCCATGGGTTCCTTTCCGCAGGATCGTTGCTAACCTGACAGAGTTTCTTTTAGACTCCATGCCCGTGTATGGCTTAATGCGTACCTATGGGTTATCCGTAACGGGGATAGCTAAGAAGTTTGGTTTAGCGGAGACATCTGCTCAGATGGGAGAGAGGGGAACAAGAGAGTTTTATGAGCAGGCAGGAAGAGCCTGGTTTGCGACATCCACAGCCCTTGCATTAGCCCTCCTTGCTGTTGGCAATGATGAAGATGACTTCCTTGAAATAACGGGAGGATATAATGATGATATTAAAAGAAGGGCTTACGGTAGAGATAATGTGACTCCGAAATATAGTATCAGGTTAGGAGACGTTACGCTGTCATACGTTAATACTCCGGTAGCAGCAGGTATGTTGGGGTTAGTAGGGAACATTAATGACGCTCGAAGGATAAGAAAGGTTACAGAGGAGGAGATAACAACAAGAACTATGCTTTCTATTCTCGGCTCTTCATATATCAGAACATTCCTTATGGCTAAAGATACTTCTCCCGCACAGGGGTTAGCTGACTTCATGGAGATGGCTGTTGATGCTGTTAGCCAAGAAGGAGGGTTAACGAAGGCAGGGCGTACAGCCTTAGAGAAATATCTTAGCATAGGAGCAAAGCCATTGCCACAGAACATCAATACGCTTCAGCAGATATGGCAGGCATGGGATCACACAGCCTATTCTAAGAGGGATGCTGATGAATTACTGGCATACACCATGGGTCTGCATAGATTAAACAATAAGCCTATCATAGACCAGATGGGAGAAGAGGTACAGAGCTATCCTGCTGAGATGGCTGTCCCATACACCCATTGGGCTAACATCAAAGGGAATGATACGAGATGGTTATTCTTAGCCAAACACGGTGCAATACCTCCTGTCATTAATAACTATGCTCAGATAGATATGGAGTATAAAGGAGGCATTCATAGCCGCAGGTTGGACAGTGATGACCTTTTTGAATATGCTCTCCTTTCAGGAAAATTCTTCAGTGAGAAGTTAACAGACTACATGGCTAATGAAGAAAAGGTAGCTAACAGATCCAAAGAGAAGATAGAGACTAAACTTGAAGACAGAGGATGGTGGTGGTGGAGGAAGGATGTACCCGTTTATAAGACAGGAGTACAGGCCGACATACAGAAGCTTCGCTCTAAAGCTATGTCAGACGCCCGTACAGCCCTTTTCTATTGGGGAGAGGTAAAGGAACCCGACACGGGAAATAAAGCCTTAGACGCCAGGATAAGTAAGGGATGGGACTTAATTCAGGAGCATAAAGCCTATAAAGCATATACAACATCTCCCCCTGAGTTTGAAGGGAAACCTCTAACAGATTCTCAGATGTATGAGATGAATACAAGAGCTACTGTTCTCTATGCTTTAGACATGGCTGAATATCTTAGTTCTCCTGCTGTAAGCAGACATAAAGAGTTAATGGCCGATAAGGGAAGGACTGTGTTTGATATGATAACACAGCAAGCATGGTCAGCAGCTAAACAGAGAGCATTAGGAGAGATGGCTCAGGATGTACGAAAACAACGAGAGGCTGAAAAATAGTATCTTTGTATCAACAAATAAAATAATAGAACGATGAGTGGACAAATGCTAACATTACAGAATATCGCAGGAGGGGACTTCAGTGATTGGGTGTCAGGAACAAGTGCTTATGTTGTGCCTAATGGATATGAGGCTTATGGTTTCCAACCGGGAGCAAGCGGAGCAACAATCAGTGCCGCCTCATGGATAACAAATCCAAGGCAGGCTAATACGGTAGTTGCCGTAACAGATACTTATAAGAGCCTATGGCTTAATAGCAGTGTCACCACAGGGCCTATCATATTCCTGCATCCTGTAACTACCCTTACGCTGTCAGCAGGTGATGGTCTTATATTCTGTAGAAAGTCGAATCATAACCCGTCTTAGCAATGCCTATGAAAAAAGAAAGGAGAATATTATGAGCCCAGGACTTGGATTAGGACTCAGCCCCGTGTTCGGGAGGAGAGGGGGATTGTCTCAATATAAATCATCAATGGCTTTTTGGTCAGGGGATATTGACTCTGATAATAGATTATGGTTAGATCAGTCTGGCAATGACAATCATGCTTCTTTAGTAGAGACAGCCTGCGTGCTATTTGTAAACGATGTGACAATAACGCTTACTACGCCTGCAACCGGAGCCTCTGTTGTAGCTGTAAATGAAAGTGCAGATAATGTCGGAGGCGTATCTGTATCTTCGGGAAATATTGTTATAGATGTATCAGAATTAATAGTTACTGATAATAAGATATGGTCTATTGAGTTATCTGATGGGCAATTGTTTATATTACAATCCGTATCATCTCCCTATATATGGTCAGCTTCGACAATGGGCACTATCGGAGGAACCCAAGATACCGACTGGTCGCATTCAACATCTGATAATGCATACCCATATCATTTGGTTAATGGGTTTTCTAAACTACCAATTAGCTTAAGTGGATGGAAGGTGTCGCATGATAACAGAGATTTAAGTTATCAGAGAGGGATGATGGTTGAGACTGAATGGGAAGGAGTTTTGTTTTCTTCATCAGGTGGATTGTTTGAATTTATGACTCCTTTAAATTTAGCAGGAGCTGGCACAACGTATAATTTAGTTTGCTTTGTTAATAGAACAACTGGAATTATCTATTTTGGAAGCCGTGATGTAGTTAGATTTAGTGTAAGTGTCGGAATAAATATTCCGGAAAAAATAAAAATAAAAATAGTTCTAACTGGGGATAGCGTAGAGAGTTCAGACAATTGGCAGGTATATTATAATGATACATTAGTTCCTACAAAAACAGCATCAGCACATACGTTTGATAGAGCGTTTATTACATGGGCTGGAAATGGCTCAGGCAACCCTGTTATTGCGGTTAAAAATTATTCTATTAAGACCAATAATAGAATTAATTATATTATATATAACGGAAGACCATTTAGTGGTCTTGTAATAACAGAACCAACTGATTATATCTATATTCCTTCATTTGATAATATAAGCGATGCTGTGAGCTTGTCACTAACAAATATTGCAATCTCACAAACCCACAACAAGGCGGAAACAAAGATAAAATTACCCGAAGTTGCAACACTTATAGCAGCCGACCCAAAGGAGTTTTTATTTACAGCAGGTAGTTCTAATGTGATCAACCTTAGTGAAATGTATTCGTCATACGACAACAAAGTTCATTGTGATAATTCAAAAATAAATTATATAAAGAACTTTATCGTAACCACAGAAGCCATCGACTTATCTTCCTTTATAAATGGGTACTATCCACTACCGCTACTTTCCTCCATTAGAAATGATGTAGGAGGAGAAGATGATAGCCAAGTATCTCATCTTTCTCAATTAATGAGAGAGACGGGAGCTAAAGCCACTATTCATACCACCCTGTTAGGATTCAACGCCACAGAGAACGATTGGATGGCTCTAATGTTGCAGAACAGAATGGCCGTAGCGATACATGACTTTGCACCAGCTTTTTGGCAATATGGTGATTATGTGGAGGGAAAACTCGCTTACGATAACGCTACTCCAACCGAAATAACTAACGGGGTGGTGACTGAGAATCAAGGGTTGATAAGTAATGATTATGGTGGATACACTACATCAAAAGCAAAAATAGAATGGTTATATGGCGCAACGGGGTTGGCATACCCTGATGATACGCCTCCGCAGGATACTGATGGGAATAGTATGTGGTGGGAATACGTTATTGATGCTGCAACAATTTTGATAGGACAATATAACGGAGTAATCAGTGGTTTTTCGCCGGTTGGCGCATTACCATCGGGGTATAATCAATACCACCCTATAGTGAAAAAGTTACTATACGAAAAAATCTATACTAATTCGTTTAAAAATTATGGAGAGTATATTGCCTATGAAGACTCTTTTGAAGACGATGTAAATGATTTTACGGGTGATGGGTTGTCTATTGTTACTGACGGTTCTTCTAAGTGTTTAAAAATAGCAGGAGTCGGAGGGACGGCCTATGCAAGTTTATTAGTTGATGGGATTGGTAAAATGGGGGACATTGAGCTTGAGTTATGGGTGAAATCTACATCAGGAGCCTACGCGCCATTCGATATGATGGGTTTTTATAACAAATCCAATACGCACTCTATTGCTTTCACTACATCGGTATTTGTTTATGGTAAAAACGAGGGGATAAACCCGTGTATTATAGATACTTGGTACAAAATTATTTTAACGTCAGGCAGTTTCGGCCGAAAAGAAATAAGAATTTATAACGAGGCACTAAACCTTGTTTTTATTTCTCGGACATCGGTGGGGGATCAAAGATTTGACGATAAGTTTATAATCTATAATACAAATATTGATACACTTATAAAAGGCGTGAAAGTGTCCGGCAGACCCACCAGCCCTCTTTCGTTTAATAATAATAGCTGGGAGGATTATAAGATAGGAGATACATATGCCGAACATTTGGCTAAGAAAAAGAGAGCAGCAGCTCATATAATGTATCTTAGACCTTTTAATATAAATCAATATTATGGTCACAGAGTTTATGATGTTGAGACTAAGGCTGCCGATGGTACGGTTGATGGTATATATGATAGGTCTTATATAGGATTTAAAGAATTGCATGACTGGTTGAATCAATATAATGTTCAAGATGTAAATTCATATGATGCAGGCAATTATGTACCTATAAGCAAAAGATGTAACTTAATTCCAAACTCAAGCCTATCAGATGAGTTACTTGGTTTGTCCGGTGAAATTTGGGGGCTGTCTAACTTAGACATAGATAACGTTGAAACATTAAAATATGGAGATAATATAGGATTACTTACAAACGGGAAATCTCAATTGATTAGTCATTTTTATTTTAGACCGGGGTTTAAAATATTGAGAATGTATATGAAAGGCAATATAAGATTAGACGGGGATGAGTTTTATTATTATGGAGGAGTAGTAGATACAAGTGGTGCATGGGTATTTGTAGAAATACCATTTTATATTAATTCTAATTATTCTATAGTAAACAATTTATATATAACAGCCCTTGCCGACACATATATTCAAAAAATAGAAATAGATGATCTGTTATGAAAGGACTATCAAACATAGCATCATGGATTAAGATAGCAACCCTCGTTATCTCGTTTGCTGCTGGGGCCGGAGGCGGAATAATGGCTTACAATAAGTGGATAATCGGCAGACACGACCAGGAGGTTCAGGCGGTGCGACAGGTGCAGGAGTTTCGTGAGATGCAGTCCTCTTTTAAGACGGTGATAGACTCGCTTTCGATTCTTTCGGAAGAGGTAAGAGGGATAAAGCCTCATATTGACAAGATGGATAACAGGATAGATAAATTGATTATCTCCAATGAGAACCTGCGGGGCTATTTAATTAATCAGGCTTTAGACAAAGATGAGGTTTTGGAGATTATCAAAATCTGGGATGACAACGAAAAAAAAAAGCGATTGAGCGAGACTCCTTAAATGCAATACAATTAAATATTAAAGTAAAAAGAATAAATTATGACTGACAGGTACGACAAGGTTCCGATTAGTGACAAGACCCGTGAAGGGATGACATTAAACATTAATGACCTTGGAGCATTAGCCCGTATGCTCTCCCTTCAGGACTTAGCCTATGACGAACAGTTTGAGAAGATCGCTAAACTGATAGACAAGCAAAGTGCTATTATGCTACAGGTGCTTACTGAGCTTGGTGAGGTTAAAAGCGACATTAAAGACATCAAGAAGGAAATTGTAGAACTACGCAGTGACCAGAACCATTTAAGGGAAGATGTCGGAGACCTTGCTGACAGAGTAGGGGTTGTGGAGAAAGAAGTAGAATTAATTAAAAAAACATTAAAAAAGAAAGGTGTATTATGAAAAAGTTAATTGAGAAGTTTATCGCATGGAGAGGCGCACCCGCCACTCTTTTCCTTGTCGGAATAACAAGTATAGCAAGTCCTTATTGGGCGTTGATATTAGTAGGTGTATGGTTTGCTTTTACTGTCTATACAGGCTACACATGGCCTAAAGAGTAATGGCAGTAAAAGTAGTCATCCATACATCGGCAAGTAAGTTCGGTAATGCAGCCTTGATTACCCTATGGCATAGCCTACCTCCTCCTTCTGGAAGAGGCTGGTCAACTATAGGGTATGGCTACGTTATCCTTAATGGATGGTTATCTAAGGATAAGTTTCATCCTTCCTTTAACGGACATATAGAGACAGGAAGACCTATTGATGGAGACAGGTTCTTAGAGTATGATGAACATGGAGCCCACGTAGCAGGACATAACGATAGCGTAGGTATATGTCTTATCGGGGAGAGTGGGTCTTATACTACTGAGCAGATAGCAACACTAAGAGAACTGATAGATAGGTTAAGGCTTCAGTATGGAGAGATAGAAGTATACCAACATTCAGACTTTGATAAGAAGAAACCTTATTGTGCTGGTCTCCCTGAAGGAATAATGAATGATTTAAGGCAGATAAGACCAATGACGTATAAAGAGAAAAGGAAATGGAGCTAAGGATAAAATCAGGATATGTGATACTTCTTATTATAGCCCTTCTGGGGCTTAGTTTTTTATTAGGCAGGGTAAATGGTCGCAGGGAGGTAGAAAGTCTCTCTAACGCTCTCTCAGAGGCTCAAAACCAGATAAAAGATACTGTTTACCATTATGCTATTACAGTGGATGGATTAAAGATGCAGATATGGGAACAGAAACAGGTTATATTGTCTCAGAAAGATGCTATCAATGCAGAGATATTGGATAAAGAGAAACTGCGTAAGCTATATATTAGGCAGGTAGAAAGCAATACTGTTATAAAAGGTACTCTTAAGGCCGTGAGGGATAGCATAGCTAATATTAAGCCTGAAGTCATTATTGTGAAAGATACGAGTGGTATGCCGCATCCTTACTTAAGGCTTCCCTTTCAGGAATCATACTCAGACGACTATCTTAACTTATCCTTTAACATTAATGAAGATGCTTCGTGGGGCTTTGGTGTTGACTTTGCTTTAGACTTAGACATCACAGCAGGATGGGTAAAGACAGGATTCCTTAAGACAGAGCCAAGGGTATTCGCTACTACTAATAGTCCTTATGTAAACATTGTAAACATACAAGGAGTAAAGATAGAAAACCCCGTATGGTATGATAAACCTTGGATACGGGGTGTAGGCTATGCCCTATCTTTCAGTGCAGGATACTTCTTAGGGGGGAGGTAGTTCTTATTCATCTCTTCTATCACCTTAAATATCTCATATGCTACCTGTGGAACCCATGCATTGCCGAACCCCTTTATTGATTCGTTTCTCCACTTAGAAAAGGTAATAGAGTCCAGTTGTCGGGGTATCCCATCATCTCGCCCACAAACAGGGGATTGAGTTGGGAAGTTGTCCCAAGTGTCGCTCCTATTGTTAAGGCTATTGATGGGCTGTCTCTCTTTTCGTATTGTTCGCTCAGCTTCTCTTGACTGCTGAAACTGTCCTTCCAGTCTCTCGTTGTTGGTGTCGGAAGCAAACCCTCCCTCGCCACATTGCTTATGTAGTTCTGACTGCTGCAACTCGTGTTCTTTTCTCCCTCGCAAGCCATCGGTGTAGGGAGCAGTCCCTGTATCTGAGTTGCTAAATTTGGCATCTTCGTTCCGTTGGGGTATTTCTTCATTCGCTCCTGAAACTGATCGATGTCTTGCACAGCCTCCGATGCCGTTGGAGTCAGAAGCAATCCTTTTTGCAATAAACCACACCCTGTCTCTTCTGTGGGGAGCGTTGACGGCAACAGCTGGAAGTATAACCGGTTGTACCTCGTACCCCGCAGCCTCCAAGTCAAGGCAGACCTGCTCGAATACCACGCCCCCATCCCAACCAACAATTCCAAAAACGTTTTCGCCCACAATCCAGGTCGGTTGAACATCTTTAATGACCTCAAACATGCGTGGCCAGAGATGGCGATCATCTTCCGTACCTTTTCTTTTTCCGGCGAGTGAAAAGCCTTGACAGGGGAAACCACCCGTGATGATGTCAACTCTTCCTCTCCAAATAGTGAAGTCTGTTTTATTGATGTCTTCATAATGTGCTGTGTTAGGCCAATAATATTCTAATATCTTTCTTCCAAAAGGATTAATCTCACAGGAAAAAACATTCTCCCAGCCCATCCACTGAGCCGCTAAGTCTGCGCCTCCTATCCCTGAAAATAAGCTACCATGTCTCATTCTGTTTCCTCCTTTCCCATCCACCCTTCATCCGTAAAGGGAGCATCATCGAGAACAAGTCCCAACTGCTCCACAAGGGAGTTAATCTCCGGGTTACGTTCCACAAGCATGATATATCTTTCTTCATTTGTGTACGGTATAGGCTCTCTAAGGCTTAAAAAGTATTCACCAATGGTTTCATACCCCTGGCTCATAATTCTCGCTTAGAAGGTAGAATAACGTCTTTATTTCCGATGGAGCAAGGTTCCATGTATCCAGTAATTCCTCCCTTCCCAATTTATCCCGTTGAGACAGTTGAAGCCTGCTATTATAAACATCATCTGTCTTTAATCTGAATACTGTGTCTGTATCTTTGCAGCATGAACTCTTTACTCCTACTGCTGGTTTACTGAAGATTCTTGGTTTTGCCATGATTAGTGCGTGAATAGAATTTCTTTTAAATGAGTTAAGTCTTTGTCATAAGGGATTACTCCTTGTAACATCTGTCTTTCTTTGTACTTGTTTATTCTCTTTAGCTCTATCTCCATATCTCCGCTTCCGTTTATTGGTGTTACTTTTACTGTGTAGTCTGTTATCTTTGGGTTTCCGTTAAGGGCAGAGACAACAGCCTCCTTTCTCTGTAAGACAGATAGTTGATCCATAAGCTATTACGTTTAAATTGTTATACATTCGTGCATGGGGTAAAGGTAGTGAAAATTCAGAGAACATCCCATAATTCTTCCAGCGGATAATTTTCTATGAACTCAGGCTGGGTAGATTTGGTACGGATAAAGATTCCTTTCTCTCTTGCAGCCACCATCAGCACTCTGTTAATGAATAGTCGTATCTGTTCATCGTCATTATTACTGATGGTAGGCCACTTGAGATAGGCTTTGAACTCTTCGTGTAGCTTCCTCTTATTGCGTGGTGTATCACGTATGCGTAATGCCTTGCATAAGTCAGGTAGGATGAATCCAAAATACCAACCAATATAATTAGGGCTTTTGTTAATAATATCGCCATGCATACCCCTTGTGTGATTTTTTAGTGTTAAGGCAACAAGCGCAAATGCAGTGACTAATAAAACCTCCCTCTCTCGCAGCTTCCGCCATAGAACTCCATATCTGCACAACTTTTCCATCCATAGTCATTTGCACAACCCTTTTTATTACATGCTTGGATTTCGTAGCCTTTGCAATAAGCGCATTAGCCTCTTTTAACGATAATGGAGTGTGAGACCACACATATCCCTTGTGTGAAAAGGCTTTTTGGTAGCAACAGGCACTAATGCGAGAATGATCAAACCCATCTTCGTCAGCATCTCTTATCAACCTGTAGTAAAGAGGGCTGCCTGTCTTAAGGGAATATCCATATACTTCCCTGCCAAGCCTCTCTCTATGGTCCCTGGTGAAGGGAACTCCTTTAAGCCTTTTGCTGATTTGACGTCTATGCGCTTCTGACATTTTAACCCCCGTTGTTACAGAAGCCGTCTTGCATGTATTAAACACAGGGTGAAGCAGGTCAAGATAATATTGTTCTCTCTCCAAAAGAAAGAGTGTATTGGCTGGCGTTACTTCCTCTATAATAGAAAAAGACATATCCGCTTCTCCGTGTTTATTAAAATGACGTTGCATATACCGAGACACATGGTTACCTTTTCGTAATTGTGTTTTGTGTTTAGACCACCTTCCCTTTACATCACAAGAGCTTCCGATATAAAACCTGTCTGGATACAACAGAGATGTAATTTTGTAGACACCATGTATTTTTCTCATAACCCTTTTAAGAAAAAACACCCCATCCAAAAACGGCTTATTATCCAACTCCGACAAAGAAGGATCGTTTTTGTTTGGGGTGTTATTATTAAAAATCATTTTTTATAAGAGTTATAGATAATAAGCATTACAAAGATACGAAAGAATTAGGACTTTGCTTCTCCGAGCTCATCCATCTTCCTCCATACGTGGTTAACAGAAGTATCAAAGAACTTATCAATATCCTCCTTCGGGATTGTTCCTGCAATGATAAGGTCTATTGTCTGCCTCATACATGGTACAACAGCCTCCATCTTGTATTGATGTAATGACTTAGGCTGCCATCCTGATCCACCACCCTTTTTAAAGTCAGGCTTAGGAATACGTATCTTGTATTTCTTGTTCCCTTGTGCATTGACACCGTTCTCTTCAATCTCATACTCCACTTCCTGACCAACAATAAACTTATCTTGTTTATCTTTGTTGGTAGCGTAGGAACCCATATCCCCGTTTTCAAACTCTACTTTGAAGTAGTAGTTGTTGAATCTGTCCTGAAAGGGAACACCGTTGGTTTCATACCTCTCTACGCTTTTTACTTTTGATCTTTTTGTTTCTTTCATCTCGATTATCTATTTTAATGTTAAATTCCTTTAAGAGAGATTGGTATTCTTCCTGTTCGGGGTCAACCATCTCTTCCAACTCACGCTTGCTTATATGCAAATTCTTTGTCCTTCCCATCACCAACGGGGTTTCTTCGTCATTGTGCGGTATGCTTCCCATATAGCCCCTCGTGTCTTGATATCTTCACGGGGTATTGTCTTACGTAATACTTTCTGCAAAGATACTTTTCTGCCAGTATCGTAACAGAAGTTGTCTTTGGGATGACATATTGAAATGTCCATGTGATGGAATGAAGGTTCTTCCCCTTCAAGGAACATTGTACAACGGGTATATTGCAACCCTGTTGAGACATCTTCTCCATGATGCCATTTAATCTTGTAATCTGCTGCTTGTAACATAACTTTAACTTTTTAGTATTTCATTAATCTTTCTTTCAAACTGTGCTATTCCTGATTTATGACCAAAGATACCTGTATTCCTTTTATGGTACTCATCTCTTAATATGATTTGTTCCAGCAAGGAAAGATATTGACGATATCTTAGTTTACCCTGTTTCTTAAAATAATACTTATATACCCTCTCTAAAATAGCTGTTGTTGCTGTTATATCTTCAGGGGATAACATAAAATACAAATTACCATCGTTTAAGTACCCTGAGAGGCTCTGTGAGACACTTTCGTGGTCAAAACGTTCTCTTGTATGCCTGACAAAGAATAATCGCTCTGAGGGGCTGTAAATACAGTATTTTAGTCCTACGATATAGTCTAAGTGTTCCCACTTAAGAACAGACCTTCCTTGTTGCAGCCGGTAGAACTCCAACCAATGTATGCCCTTAAGGGGAGTATAGCCCTCTATCTCATCAAGGGAGGCTACAAATTGCACGATATCGTGAGTAGTTTTACTCATATAAGTTTCAGAAGCAGTTGTCTTGTTTTGTTTACATCATCAGCACAGTAATTAGCCACATCAGGCAATCTCCCTTCAAGGACTAAATCATACACCATGCTACCATCAATCTCACCTTTCCCTTCAAGGCCAAAGAAAGAACATAATACATCCATAGATACATACTCACTTCTTAGAGTAGGGAAAGCCATACGCATAGTATCCATTATCTTTTCATCAAATGGTTTCTTGTTAGCGAGATCCATTACTCCATAGAGTCCATACTTAGCTCCTCTAAGGAAAAGGATAGGTAGATCAAAGTTAGCGATATTGTGACCACAAACACTAAAGTTATTTATCTGTTTGAGGTTCCCCTGATGCTGAGTAGTCGTCTTACTTTGTAGCCACTCTTCAAACTGAGTAAAGATAGCTTTCTCATCCAGCCCTGCAAATGTCACTACGGGTTCATCCTGCCATGCACAACCAATAACGCACACTTGTGCATCAAGAGGGTTGAGGGATAGCTTACGATAAGCAGCAATAGCGTTCTCCTCTTGGAAAGCCTTTATCTTCTCAGGGTCTTTGTAGTTCCCTGGTGCTTTAACATCATCAGGGTTGGGTTCTCTGTCCATTGGAGGTATAGTCTCTATATCCAATGTCACAAGGCCAAATCTTAATCCTTCCATTTCTTTTCTTGTTTTAGTCGCTTGTTCATTTGTGTTATCTGTTATTGTATATTAAAAGTGTACATAGACCCAAGTTATAGCATAACAATAGCCGCCACAATCAGCAGCACAATTATCACAATAGTTCGGGCCAGTCGCTGGCAGCCGGGGAGGTTGTATTCTTCATCGTGGTTCATCGCTCAATCTTTTTAAGAATTATAAATCATAATCTTTCCCTCTCGGCATACTATCCCAATCAGGTTCATCACTGTCACATCTTCCACAGACAGGACATTCGAAACTGTATTCACCAGTCTTCTCCATGTATTCTCCACAGATAGGACATATCATCTCTTCAGGGCCTTTATAATCACTCATGGCTCTTATTATTTAAGTAATCTGTCCTTGCTTCTTTTATGCCGTCAAGGAAGCCTTGCAGCGTGTCTATCATAATACCCACTTTAGCCATAGCCTCATCATACCCTCCATCACTATCCAAATCAAAGTCGAAGTCAATAGATTCACCGCACCCCGATATAGTTAGCTCCCCGTTGTACCAATACCTATTTGTGTATTGCCCTCCATACACTTTAGCCATTATAGCAGACACTCTCATGTCTTCGGGGTCTAACTCATTAAGAAAGCACCTACGGTAATAAAATGTTTTGTTTTCCATGTTTTCTTGGTTTTATGTTTTAAACTTTATTCAATGCAAACCACTCAAGGGTTATTGTAACCCGATAAGGGATGTTCTTATGATCCATAACTTCAAGCGTCTTAACATAGTGGAAATTATGCTCCCTGATATCCCAATGAGCAACCTCCTTATAGTCGCCATAGTATTCTTTAATCATCGCCTCTGCTTGTTCAACTGACTCCGCTACCCCGATAACACACTTCTCGTGGTCATCGTGATCTAACTCATGTATTACAATTACTGTTTTCATGGCTTTTTTGTTCGCAATTTATGAAACCTTTTCTTTATGTGCAAATTTATTTTAATATTCCTCTATATTGTTGTATCTTGTGTCGTAGGGGTAGGTTGTTGTCAACAAATAAATTTTTCATATAACGGCATTAATTGTTGACCAAAAAGTCGTTAAAATCCTTATACCCCTTATAATAATGCCTTTCATCAATCACCAAGCACCCTTCGCTAACCAACGTATGATAAACCTGATCACCAGCCTTATCATTATCCGAGAAACAATGAACTTCCTTTTCTTTCAAGAAGGGGGCTACGCCTCCGATAAAACTCACTCCATTAAGGATAATGCAAGTATGCTTTAGTTCGTCTATGTTAAAGTATTCCAGATATGACAAGAAATCAAATATTCCTTCAAAGATAGCGTAGGCAGACGAAGTGCCTCTGTAGGTAGTAATACCCTTCGGGGACAGAGATATGGTCTTAAACGCTTTGCTACGCATCTCTATTCCCCTTGCATCGGTGTAGTGCCCCACCATGAGATACTCCTTTTCTGGATATTTCCCATAAGGAAAGACTATATCCATTTCTTTAATATATGGTCTCGCACGATGCGGTGAGATACATCTGTCATTAAGGTAGTCATAGACTTGATCGGATGATATCTCTCGTGTAGCTTTTATTATTACTGAGGGCTTATCTCTGGGGGGAGGGGGAACGAAGTCAGGCTCTCTTGATATTTCCCCTTCAAGGAGGAAGTCTATCGCTTCACTAATTGATATTCCCTTATAGGCACAAACAAAATCTATCACATCTCCTCTCTTTAAATCAGATCCAAAGTCTTTCCATGTATTATCTCTAAACACGCAGAAAGAAGGATCACTTTCATACCTTCCAGGAAGCATAGATTTATACCATGTGAGAGAACCTGCTTTTGGGGTGGCTGTATATCCTAATCCAGCTAACACTTTTATCAGGTCTTTTTGCTTTGCTTGCTCTAATCGGGTCATTGTGTCTTCCAGTTATAATAAGCTATAAGGAAAGCATCAGCGTTATTGTTTGTCACCTTAAGGTCAGGCATTAATTGCTGAAGTTTCTCTCTAAGCCTCTTCTTCCACATTGTTTTACTTTCATCCTTCTCTTTCTTCATCCCATAGAACTTAATCCATGTCTGAGGAGTTACTTCCCTATAAGGGATATTGGCAGCGGTTAATGCCATCTCTATATGGCCTACGTTCTTGCCGAAGGTGGTAGCAGAAACAATTCCCTGCCCCGGCATACTATGGACTTTCTCAAGGACAGCAAGGGTGCTGTCGGTTTCGTTGATAACCCTTAGTTCCATGTACCACTCCTGTAGGGTTAACTTAGAGAACTCAAAGTACCCTTTATTGGAGATTGTATCGTTGTCATCCACTTCTATCCAAGCTACTGCTCCACTTGAGCTACCGGGGTCTATGCCTATAAATACCTTCATCTTATTTCTGTTTTTATAGATAAATGTTTATTTTTGTTGCTCAAAATGTACTGTGAGTTCAGTTGTACCTGTATTTGTTTGCGATAAGTACCGCTTTTCACTACCTATTGCAAATTATTACTTTCTTAATGGCTTACCACACCTCCCACATATCGGATTATAATCTTCGTCAACTGTTCGGGTAAACTCTGCTGAATCACAATCGCAAAACTTCTGCATCCGCTTTTTCTTTGCCTCACTATGCGGTACAATCATAAACTTGTACACTCCAAAGATACCCAATATTAATAATCCTATAATTAGTGTATTCATTGCCTTATGCGTCTTGTTGGTGTTCTAATAAGCTGCCTCGGATAAATACGCAAAGTGCCCTGTACCAAGACTTGATAATACTCATCAAAACCAGTTCCTCGGATTGTGGTAGGAATACACATACCATCATCGGGATAGCAGTAAACAATCTCTCCCAGAACCCTTCTTGCCTTAACCATGACAACAGGTACATAAACCTTATCTCCTTTATAATATAAATGAGACACGGGATTAAAGGCCACGTCTTCTCTTAAATCCTTTCTTGCTATCTTCAAAACAAACGAAGCGTTAAGTTCATTAAGGTGTAGTGTGTGTCTTATCTCTGATATCATTCCTAAAACACTATACTTAGCATAAGTGTCTGTCTCAATAAAGTCTCTAACCATTTTATTATAGTGGTGCATAGTACATCTATTAAGCCCCGCAATATCTGAAATAGTCTCATAGGTGGCTCCCGTAAAAATTAAGCTCATGGTAGACACAACCGCTTTGCTCCAAACAACTTCTGCCTGACGGTCTTTCCCCCCAATCCTTTTTACAGGATAACGGAACCGCTTAGACACATAAGCAAGTATAAACTTGATGGCTTCTTCGTCACTCATAACAGCTTCCCTTGTGTTGGTTCATCGTAACTATCTACTAAGTTGCATTCCTTAAGGAGAAGAACATTGTCTCCTTTCTTCTCTGTACCCACCTCTGATACTATCACCTGAAAACCTGCATCGAGAAGTTCTTTGAGTATCTTCTCCTGGTTCTCCTGATCGAGCAAATCAAGGTCATCAATAAACCTGAGTTTAAAGTCTGGGTTAATACTGGCATGAAGCCTTGCAACAATTAACTCCATCTCCCCTTTGGAAAAATAGGGGTCTTTAACAGGTCTTCCTTCAAGGAGAAGTTCACCATCCTCATTAACACCAAGGTTATCAAAACCAAAGTTAAAGTTCTTTATAAAGTCAAGTTTCTCCTGCTCAAGTTTGGACTGCTGCTCTTTATTCTCAAGGAGACTATCTTTCAGAGTGCTACACTTAGTAGTCCACTCAACATACTCACTAAACTGCCTTGCCTGCTCATTTGTCTTCTCTGCCGAAGCAATAGACTGAGTTAAAGCAGCGGTGTCTTTCTTGGCAACAGGGGTGGGTAGATTCTTAACCACATCTTCTCCTTTAACGATTCTTTCCTTTAAGGCCGTTAACTTAGCTTCAAGTTCTTTCTTTTCTTCATTGAGTCTTTCAAGTAGCTCTTTGGCAGTGTTAATTGCTGACTCTCTTTCATCCTGAACTTTATTAAAAGCATCAATTTCTTCTTTCTTAGCCAATAGGTCAGAGACCGATACTTTCTCTGCTTTCTCAACAGGGGTCTTAGTACCAAGATTACGGAGGTCTCTATTAATAAGGGTGTACTCATCTTTCTTAGCTTTTATTTGTTTGTCATATTCTGTGGTATCAATGCCGAGAAGGATAGCTTGCTCCTTAGAGGAAAGAGATGTAAAGTTCTTAGCGGATAGAAAGGCAACGGACAAAAGGTTGTTAAGCCAATCAGCATCCAAGACAGAACCATCTTCTGCAATGAATGATATCTCATTACCCGATTTAGTAATATGGTTTGTAACCATCACTCTCTGCTTCGTCTTCTCATCCACAAGGATAATCTCTATGTCAGCACTGCTTTTCTCAGGGCCAATAAAGCGGAACCTTTCACCTATCAGTTGACCGTTTGTGTTCTTCTCTGCGATACCTTTGAGACCAGCCCATAGCGATGTCAGCCCCACGGTAGTTTTCCCGGAACCGTTGATCCCTACAAGCCTTGTCACCTTATCGGAAAAGGTAACTTCAATGTCTTTGAACTTAGCAAAGTTCTTCATCTTTAGTGTTTCAATTTTCATGGTTATTTGTATTTTACAGTTATGTCGAAAGTTATTTTATTATTATACTTCTTAAAGTCCTGCATGTGCTTAATACTCCCTTCAAAGGCAAAACCCAATTTGTGTTTCCATATGTACAAAGCATCTGCTATCTTAATATCCTCCCCATAAAAGGATACTGTGTGATATGGCTCCATCCTGGGGTTTATAAAGACATCATAGACACACCCGTAAGACTTATCGTAATAAGAGACGAAGTTGTCATTATTTTCTCTCTCGTAATCGCCTATAGCAGCCTTTGGCAGTCCTTTGAACACCTTACCAGCTGCACCTCGATTAGGCAGTATAAAGTCGAGGTCTTTCATTTTCCTCCCTAAATCAAACCCCTGTAATTTTAATGCGGTAGAACCGCCAAGTAATCCTCCGTGTTTGTTTACGGATAAAATCATGTCAAGATTAAACCCCTCTATTGCAGACGCTCTTTCCATTGGCTCTATCTCTCTTACTATCCTTATTTTGTTAGTAGCGCTCTTACCTTTACCGGCATCTACGTCTCCCATTATTTCCACAATGCAAAACCTTGATCCTTTTTCTGGATAATATGCAAAGACTTCGGGTAAAGAATCACAAAAATGGAATCCCCTTTGACACAGGGATGGCTTCTCTTCCATACTATAAACTTCTCCTATCTTAAAGCTATGATTCCTACACGACAGGTTTTTATCAAATCCCTTATAGGCAAAACGCCCCTCTGAGTTAATTTCTTGTTTTTTCATTTCTCTTGATCTTTAAGTATTGCGCATATTCTTCTTTTAGTTCTTCTACTCTTTTATATAGTATAGACCAGTTCCACGAAGGGTAAGCATCTCTTTGTGCTTGTGTTCCCTGATCAAACAGCGTGTGTACTTCGGGATCCACTACCATGATATTACGTGGGTTTAGCTTATAGTGACGATAGTTCTTCTTCGGTAGTATGTGTGCAAAACAATTAACCCACATAGGCTTTCCCCACCACTTATCCAAAGGTCTACCGGACACTAAACACATTCTGGGTTTATCCATGTTATCCCATAGGTCATAGAACATATCTATTTGCTTTATATAACCCCATTCCGTAGCCTCAGAGACACTTTTGCTCTTAGACAGTACTTTGCACCTCTTGATGGCTGATCGTTCCTTAGAGGCTTGCTGAGACCGCTTATACTTGTCGTCTGTGCGACAATGTTGGTGTGCCTTGCAATACCCCGAAGAAAAAACCGGCCATGGGCAATCTTTATAAGAACAAGTCTTCATTTCTTTTTGCTTTTGGGTTTCCCTTTAGGGAGAGGTTCAAACATATCACATTTCTTCTCCCCTTGCTTTAACTTCATTGCTGTGTACGATTGCCACATAGGAGAAGGTTCTGCCATGAACCGATAACACTGGTTACGGCTGGGGCATTGATAATTTCTACACATTGTTATGTCTGCCATTGTTTCTTGATATTGGTTTCTTTGCTTTCTCTCTCAGAAGGGAACCTTATCCCTTACAGGCTTTCTCAATTTACCTCTTAAATACGTCAGAGAATAGAACCTACTATCTATCACGTATCCTATTGACCCTCCTACTCTCACTTGTCGGATAAACCTTCCTGTCTTTGAGTTGTAACACCTATTGTCATCTAACCACTTGTAATGAGAAGCGAAATCAAGCTCGTATTTATAATGATATGTCTCTGTTATTGTGATCATTGGTGTTTAGTAAAACTATACATATATCCGAGTTA